TATCTGAATTCTCCATCGACAAGGGGTTAGCAGGACAGTCATAAACAAGCTAAAAATGTACTCTCTCAGAGCCAAGGAAACTATCAGTTTTATTGCTCCAAGTGATCGAATTGAGGCCCAGTATCCAAGTGTTTACTTTGAAAATAATAATCACCATCATCCAACTCTTAATGTCGAACAAAGCAACTATTCCCTTGAGGAGATTAGAAGAATTGTTCATAATGGAATACTAAAGGGAACAATCAGAGTTCAACATGCTATTAGATATTTGTATCTAGTTGGAGTGAAGGTATCTGAAATTTTAGATGATGATTGGAAATCATTTGGAGTGTCAATTGGGGACAAAGGTGACAATGTCAATGTCTTTTCAATGCTTAATGTGGTAGAAGACAAATCTGCAAAATTAGATGGAGAAGAAACCCCAAATGTTGATGAGAAACATGATGGTTGGATGGTTCTTTATCTACTATTCATTTATCGCTTCTCTCGTGCAACGAATGCCACTTATCAATCACTTCTTGTTGATAAGCTTAGAGTTCAAGCTGCCTCTGCTTTTACTGGAGAGTTGCAACTTCCTACCCCGAAGACTACTTTTAAATCTTGGTTGAACAATAAGAACTATCTCAAAATTGTTGCAGCATATGATATGTTTTTCTGTAAATTCCCTAATAATGATTTTGCTTATTGGAGATTCGGTACAATTACATCCCGATTTAGAGATTGTGCATCGCTTCTATCATTGAATCATCTTCGGGAAACAGCAGGCATATCTGGAAATGATCTATTTGGTTGGATGTTCATGAGTGTTTTAGATGAGGAATCCCGAAAGATGATGAAAGAGGGAGAGGAGCTAGACCAAAGTGATTCTTATGCTCCATATATGATGGACTTTGGATTAACTTTGAAATCTCCATACTCTGCATCAGCATGCCCCGCTGTTTACACTTGGTGCCATTTCATATGTTCTTGGTTAGTATCATCTCGATCTAGAAATGCTAGATTTATTTCTGATGCTGGGGTTGCACAGCTCAGAACAAATGCTGCAATTGTTGCTTATGTGCATAGTAAGAACTATGACTTTGAGCTGCAATACACTGATGATCCAGATATTATATCTGGTAAAGTGAATCCAAATGCGGATATTGATGATATGATTGATCAATCTTCATCTAATAATCATGGAGGTGATTATCAAGATGATGATAACCAGAGCGTTGCATCAACTGGAACAGTTATTGAATATGATGAGCTTCCCACGAGCCGGAAACCATTGGAATGGCTTAAATTCATTCGTGCCAGGAAGAATCAACTCCCTCCCAAGATTGAGAGATTCGCTATTGAAGAATCCCAGAAAATGGTCAACATGCGTGCTGGATCAATTGGAAAGCATCTCTATGATGCTTATGCTTAAACACCCTTGAAAAAAAGTAGCAGTGAATATTAATTCACTATGGAAAACAATCAACAGATTTCATGTCCTTATAATTGGGATCAATTAAACAATAGTCTTAAAATTTCGGAAGATGACGATTATGAGGATTACAATCTCCCATCAACATCGTCGAAAAGTGTATTACCGACGACTGATCATGATTGGGCAGAGTCAGTCTTCAATCCAAAAGAGGAGTACCCGATCCTGGAGACCGCTCGGGATACTAAGAATGTTCAATCAAATATTACCCCAGAAGAGAAAATATCTTACCAACTTGATCAACATCATATTACTATACCTGATCATCTTACTGCAAGAGAAGAGTCGAAGCTTATCTCCGAAATTAAATCCTTAGTATTTGATTTAAGTGGGGGATCTAGATTTAGCACCATAGAAGAGGTCAATAAAACCAGATATATTGTTATCAAAAAGTCAAATTGTGTCAAAGCTAGAGTCACACAACCTGAACCTAAGACATCAGGGGTAGTTGAGAAAGATAGAAGAGTAGAACAAGATGACCTATTTGATTTTGTTCTTGATCAATTTGATAAGGGTCTCAAAGTTAAACGTAGTGATGGAAAGATTTCCAAACTCACATGGAGCTCATTAAATATTCGACGATCGGATGTAAGATATAAGAGAGGCTTAAACGATAAAGAATTAATCTACAAGTACATTATCAAGCATTCACCAAATTATCCTTTAATTGTTGCCAAATATGAATATCTGAATTAAATATTCCTTTCCATGAAAAAAATTAGCAGGGACTAATATGGAAACATTTTTGCATGGAGGGATTACTCTTTTTTGCAATTCTATATTGGTCCCTAAGACTCTTCTTCATGAGATAATCCTCAAAATTACAAATGATCTGGTACATGATTGTGGAATGCCTCCAGATCTTGCTTCTGCTATATCTACTTTGCTCTTGTCCAACACTCTATTTAAATATCTTTCTGATGGTACAGTAGAAGGGACTGGTTTCATTCAAGACGGAGTGAGTTACAAAGGAGAGACCAAGTGGATTGATCAAAAAGGAAAAAATTGGAACAAAACAGGAATTCATGATTTAACGGATGTATCTGGGTCATTTTTTGAATATTTCATATTCTGTTCTGAGCCTGCGATCTTTGAAGGCAAACCATTTGAAGAACTCTGGGCAACCCAGGATAGTCACCATCCTTATTTTAAGCAAAAAATGAATTTGGATGTTTATTCTTTTGAGTACGGATTTAATCATCTCCTGCATGATTAAGATGGATTTTTATTATATCAACCTGTATCTAGAATTTAGCTTACCTAAATCTGCTTATTGCTACGCAGCTTTGATTCATATAGAAAAGCGGCTTCAAGATATCATATCTAAGAAATATAAAATCTTATCGGGAATCATTTCAGGATGGGCCATCTCAAACCTAGAGGTTGTACCAGGGAACTATGGACTTGTTGAGTGTCAATCAATTATCCAAGATGCTATTCAAATTAAATTTGACCCAACATCAGTATGTAATGACTTGGTTGTTAATAAAAGATTTGAGCTCAAGGTTTTACAATGGGTTATTCCTATCAAACTTTTACTGGAAGTTAATCGATCACATTTTCCTATCGGTTCTCGCCTCACATCATTATGGGGCCGTAGAGGAGACTCGTTTATGATCCATGATGAAATGTGGGACATTAAAACAGTGGCAAACAGACTTGGCTTTGCTGATGCGATTTAATCGTAATCCCAGAAAAAAATTAGCAGGCCATAATGGACCTGAATGTTGGATGCTATATTGATTTTACATTCCCTAACAATTTGTTTGATTTAAAGACACTTGAATTAATTGAGGGAGCTTGCATAAGATGGTGTCAGCGACATATTAATTTGAACAAGGACTTGATAGCAATAATAATTAATTTGGCATTTTCCCAAGTGGAATTCCGTCCGGCTCAAAATCAAAAGGTGTACGGTAGATCAGAGGTAAACAATTATTTAGAGCTCCAAAATTTCTTACGGGGATCCAAGGATTATTTTATTGATTGGGCAAAACATGATTTCACAATGAAATTAACATCTGCTGAGATTCCAATTCACATCAATTTTTACATTTTACCTTATAGAGGTGGGTTGCTGAGAACATTGGATCAAGCTTGGGGTAGAAATTATAAATCTACAATGCTCAGGATCCCCGAATGGCAATTAGAGTACAAAGCGCATTTGTACAATTACTCTTATATGCTTACTAGATCCACGGAACTGCCAGAATTGAACTAGAAAAAAATCAGCAGAGCATCATGAACATCTCTGCAGGGGTCAGTCTCTCCTTTAACCTACCAAAAGAACTATACAAAAAAGAAGTCCTCGACCGTTTGGAGTGGAATCTTGTCCTATGGTTTAAAGATACATATCATGTTTCCGTAGAAATCGCTAGCATAATTATCACACTCTTGTTTGCTAGGTTATACCCCCAATATACGGAGGATAATATGGTACACTTGGTCTCTGAGATTCATGATATAATATCTTTTGATCACCGCTCTAGACGGGAGCAGTACCCTGGAACTGCCCTAATTGGTGAGAAGGCAATGTTTAAATTGGACTTTTACTGGTGCACAATTAATATGGGAGGATTTGTAACCTATCCTTCTCCTATATCAGGGAAGAAAATTTGGGAACTCTGGTATGGTGATCACAGAAGACACATCAAGCCAGCTCTTCGGAGAGAAATTGAGGATGCATCTGAGAAATACAATTATGTTTACTTGATTGAGTACTGGTAAATCACTTGAAAAAAACCAGCAGGCATCATGTTGAAATTATTCAAGAAAAAGAGCTCATCTAGGAGTGTAGCTTCAGAATCAGAAGGATCTTCTCTATGGTCCTTTGGGAAACCTCCTCCTAATTATAGTGATTATGAAAATACATTCTTCCCATCCGCACCTATTGAGGAAGCAGGAACTCCAATTGAGCCTTTTAGGACCACTGTATATGATGTGTCAGCATTTTTAGAAATAATTACAAAAATGGATATCAAAAATACAGGAGTCATTATTAGCATTTTGGAGGAATTGCTTGACAATTATAATGGATCATCAGTCTTTCGATCTATAATTCTAGCTAACTCATTAATGCTGGGGTTCCATCTTAACAGAAAGATGAGGGGAAATGACTTGTATGCGTACATAAGTGAGATTTGTTACCCTATAGAATATAATGTTTCCAATGAGTATCCCGACAATTCGGACAAGATTAATTTTTCTTTCTCTCATCGTTTTAAAAGAGGGAGACAAGACATTTTCTTAAAACTTAACATGTCCATGTCTAAAACCAAGAAAAGTGGAGTTAAATTTCTTACTATTTACACAAATCCGATGATTAATGGTGAAACTCCTCCTATGATAGATGAGTCATTCAATTCTCTTCATATCAATTATGAATGGCAAGAAGCAGATTTGGTTTTCAAATAAATTCACTGATAAACAGAAGGAGATTAGATGGCTTAATGCCCTAGAAAAAAACTAGCAGATATAATGGTTACTAAAAAAATCATGATGATTACAATGTTATTTAAAAGCAATGTGTTTTGCTTAATTTTACCTTTACTCCCAGTAGCAAATTCTCTTCTACGAACACAGAATTGGCAATTTGTCCCATTAAAAACAGATCCCAAATACATAGACAATACTATAGTATTTCCAACCAAATGTGGGGATTGGAAGCAATCAAATAAATTAGATTTAACATGTCCCACAAGTGAACAGGCAGCCCCTGAAAACCGTTTGATTACAGAAATTGGTAATGTTTATCATCCAAGTCCAAGTAATGGATTTGTAGTGACTGGACATTTATGCTTGAAGCAAAAATGGATTTCTAAATGTGAAGAAACCTGGTATTTTTCGTCCACTGAGACGAACCATATTGAGGATTTGGCTATCACAGAATCAGAATGCAAAGAGGCAGTGACTGCTCACAAAGCAGGTGAAAATTTGTCTCCATTCTTTCCTCCATTTTATTGCTCATGGGCCTCAACGCAGATCAATTCCAAGATTTTCATTCTTGTGGATGAACATAAAGTTTTGGAGAATATTTACAACAGGAGTCTTGTAGATCCACTTTTTGTAGGAGGTAATTGTCAAGGAGATGTTTGTAAAACAATTCACCCTGAGACAATGTGGATCGTAGAAAACGATCAGGTTAGATCAGATATATGTAATGAGAAAAATTGGGAACTGGGTACTTTGCATTCTGCCATTGACACAGATGATGATTATAATAAGGGTCAATACTCAATTGATTTACATTGGATAAGGAGTTCCCTTTATGGAATTAGAAAATTGGATGGATCATGTAGAAGAAGAGTTTGTGGTGTTCCAGGTATCCGGTTTTCCAATGGTGAATGGTGGGGAATTAAAGATCCTAAGGCCTTAATTTTGAGCCATAATCTGCTTTCAGAATGTCCAGTAGGAACTAAGGTAAGTTTTCATCATGATAATCATGATGAAAATGTTCTTGAAGAGCAATATGTCACTCGAAGAATGATGTGTGCTGAGATAGTTGGGAAAATTATGGTTGGAGAAACAGTTTCTCCTATGGATTTATCTCTCCTTATACCAACAAATCCTGGGCGAGGGAAGGCGTATAAGTTATATAAACGAGCTATATACAAAAACACACATGGTATTCTTGATGTTGAGTACGCTTTATTTCAATCAACATGTTATTATCACCTTTTGCATAATAGTTCTAAGATTTATAATATTACAGAGAACGAGGAATTGACAATTGGATACTGGTTTGATCGTAAAGAATATAAAATGAACATTTCTCAAAATTTTTCCGTTCCAGATGTCTTAAAGAAAAATCATAATGTTAGCAGAGATGGATGGTATTTCTACTCATTTAATGGATATACCAAGTATTCTGGTAAATTATTCTCTCCATCATCTGTATTGGAAGGTTTCGTCGGGATGTTAGATTATACACAAAGGGGGAAATTAGCTGTTGCGGACATCCCACCTCAAAATGTAATAAAAAATACAGTGGATTTGTTCAAAAATGTGTACACATCAGATTACCGAGTCAACTCAACATCAATAGGAGAACAGATCAGCATCTTTGTCAAAAATGCTAAAAATTCAGTGGTCCATTATTTTTCTCAACTAACAAATGTAATGTGGTGGATTGGTACAGGATTGATCAGTTTTCTTATTATAATGTTATTTAGGAGATTTGGGTTGTTCGGAAAAGTGACAAATTTAATGAGAAAGAAAGGAAGAAAAAATGCTGAACATGCTCCAAGAGAACTTAAGAAGATCAATACTCAGTCACATAAAAGGTCAAATTCTGCAAGTACTAGTCAGAATGTATATGAGACTATAAAGGATCGTCAAACTGCTCATGGGAAGGAAAGTGGTTTTTTTGACTTTGTATAAACAATGAAATGGAATTTTGATAATAAGATAGTGGAACCTTTAGCAAATAGTATTAAAAGAGCTATAGAGAAGGGATTAGACATTAAATATGACTTCAATAAAAATATTTTTCAACCTATAAGTAATAGTATTAGGATGATATGGATGGACATTCAGGAGCAATGGATGAAAATCATCAAAGGATTGGAGATAATCGGGATTATTTTCTTGATTGTATTGTTCTGTATTATAGCATTTAAGATAGTTAAAGTTCTGGCTATTAGTTTTAAGAGTTGCAAACAGTGTATTGAGTATATTAAAATTAAAAAGAGATGTAATAAGCCTCTTACCACTATTAATACTTAAGATTTATAATTGGTCAACTTGAAAAAAACTAGCAGATCATCATTATGTTTGAAGAATCTGATGATATTAATGATTTAGATCATGATACAAGTTTTGACTCATCATTTGATGATGAACTTCAAATTGATTGGGAAGACATTGTTGACCCCATGGAGTTTCTTAATCAGTTTGATTATAATTTAAATTCTCCTATTATAAATGAACACTTACAAGAACTGGAAAAGTACTTACAAAAATTAAATTTCAACCCTATCTTTTATAAAAGATCATGGACAAATGTGGCTCAAGCGGTAGCGAATTTAGGACTTCCAGTAAACCAGATTTGTAAGAATGAGGATTGGAAATATCATAAATGGGTTTTTCAAAAAATGTTAAGCTCTTACAAGAGGGATGATAAACCAGTATTTAAAGAATTCATAATTAAAAGTGTCAAAAACACAAAAGAGACAGGTTGTGTATTAGAATTGTTTCTTAAAAAATGGTCAAATCTAGATCTTAAATCGGGAGAAATTTATGATGAACTTAAATTGAATAATTTACCTGGGCAATTTTGGTTTTGGGGGGATTTGTTTTTATCCCTGCATCTAATAGTTCTTCACATGAATTCAACAGGAAAGAAGGAATCAGTTTCATTAAGTCAGACATTTAAAAGTAAGATTGTCCCTGTAGCTGATGATTATTATATGCTTCATATGTCTCCTATGTTGGGTCCTGTTATGATATTTGAGGGATACTGTATAATAATTAAAGAAAATATTATTTTGGACCGAAATATGATTCTTATGGGTAAAGACATGTGTATTTCAAGATTTCAGGTGGCTTTAAGTATTTTATATTCTGGGTTAGATCCAGCAACTATAATTGATAAATTAAACAAATTGCAAAGCACATACGAATACGGTGATCGTCATATGTGGATTAACCACAATTTGGGATATGACGGTATTAAATTAATTGAGCCTATTTGTAATCTCAGACTTTGTGAATTGGCCAGGGAATTTCGCCCCAAAATCCCGGAATTTCCTGATTTTCATCGGCATGTACTGGGATCTATTAGAGAGAAGTCTGGACAAGGAGACTATCTAACGAGACTTTACCACCAGATAATGAGAGAAAGAGAATTAGGACAAGTTTTAACTTACTATTCAATATTTAGACATTGGGGGCACCCTGACATAGAATATTTAGAGGGGCTTAAGAAATTACATGAGCAAACTACTTGTGTGAAAGATATTGATGACGATTATGCACAGCAGTTGGCTTCAGATTTAGCATATAAAATTTTGAAGAAGATGTTCTTTGAAAAGAAAAAATGGTTTGTAAATCTTAGTCAAGTTCCTCCAAATCATTTGTTATATGAGCATATTAGGAAAAATACATGGCCTAATCAATATCAAATCCAACAATTTGGAGACCATTGGCATGATTTACCAATTATTAAAGTTTTTGATCTCCCAGATGTTGTTGATCCCTCCTTAATTTATTCTGACAAGTCACACTCACTTAATAGATCAGAAGTATTAGCCCATGTTAGAGATCACCCCAACAAAGTAATTCCGACAAAAAGAGTATTACAGACTTTACTGGAAAAGGAAGAGACAAATTGGAAGAATTTTCTGCAACAAATTAATGATTATGGATTAGATTTAGATGATCTGGTTATTGGATTAAAGGCAAAAGAAAGAGAAATGAAGCGAATTGGGCGTTATTTCTCACTGATGTCTTGGAAATTAAGAGAGTATTTTGTGTATACTGAATATTTAATCAAAGAGTTTTTTGTACCATTATTTAAAGGATTAACTATGGCTGATGATTTACAGGAGGTTATTAAGAAAATGCTTGAGAATGTTAGTGGGCAAGGTTTGTCAGATTATAGTTTTATCTCAATTGCAAATCATATAGATTATGAAAAATGGAATAATCATCAAAGATATGAGTCAAATTGTCACATATTTCGTATAATGGGCGAGTGTTTTGGTTTACCCAATCTTTTCTTGCGGACACATGAATTTTTTCAAAAAAGTTTAATTTATTATAATCAAAGACCAGATTTAATGATGTGTCAAGGTGATGAAATGTTTCCAATACATAATGATCAATTTGTTTGTTGGAATGGCCAAGCGGGTGGCTTGGAGGGATTAAGACAAAAAGGGTGGTCGATTGTCAATTTATTGGTTATCGAAAGAGAGTCAAAAATACGTAATACTTTGATAAAAGTCTTAGCTCAAGGAGATAACCAAACAATCAGCACTTGTTATGAAATGAACACAGTCCATAATGAGGAAGAACTTACACAAGAGATTAATAACATTGTTCGGAATAATGCTGCTGTTATGAATGCAATCCGATCAGGAACTGAGAAGTTAGGTTTAATCATTAATGAGGATGAAACGATGGTTAGTGCTGATTATCTTAATTATGGAAAAGTGCCTATTTTTAGGGGAATTATCAGAGGATTAGATCAAAAACGTTGGTCACGAGTTAATTTTGGAAATAATGATCAAGTTCCTTCATTGGGATCATTATTGTCTTCTGTCGCGACAAATTCTTTAACTGTATCCCATTTCTCGATAACACCTATTAATGCAATGATTTTACATAATCTATTTGCCAATTTGACTATTGAATTGTTAAAAATTTACAATCCTGCAACTCGGTCACCATTGTCATATTACATTAAGGATAAAGAATGGTTAGAGTCTAGATATTTTAGAATCTTATTAATTTACCTAGATCCTTCAATTGGAGGGGTAGGAGGTACATCATTAACCCGTTTTCTGATTAGGATGTTTCCTGATCCTGTGACTGAAGCATTATCTTTTTGGAAGTTGATTGCAGACAATACAGACGATCCAAATTTACGAGCATTAGCAATCAATTGTGGAAATCCACCAATAGAGCCCTTTGAACCAGAACATATTGATAAGTTGATAGAAAATCCCGTTGGTTTAAATATAATTAGAGGTATATCTGCATCAAATTTATTAAAAAATCAGGTTAGGAACAACTTGATATTAAATAGATCAAAAGTAAATAATATCATAGTAAGATCATCATTGGAGTATGTTGCCGATGAAGAAGAAAGTCTGTATCTTTGGGCAAGATCTATCCGACCGTTATTTCCCCGATTCTTAAGTGAAATGGTTAATGCAACTTATTATGGGATAACAAATTCAATTATCGGTATGTTTCAGAATTCGAGGACTATTAGAAACCAATTCCGGAAAAAGTATGCAAAACGCATAGATGACGTTGTATGCAGAAGTGAGTTAATAGGAATATCAAATTTAATCAAAATATGTAAAGGGAGTAGAAGTCAATCATCATTTAGCTGGCAATGCTCGGCAACACATGCAGATAAGTTAAGGGAACAGTCATGGGGAACTAAGGTATTAGGAACAACTGTACCACATCCCTTAGAAATGATTGGGAAATATGATAATCTCTTTGGAGAGTGTATTGATTGTAACTCAGGATCAGCAACTTATCTATCAGTCCTTGTCCCCAAAGGACTGGATCAATGCTCAGATGTAAAGGGACCATATCCTCCTTATTTGGGATCAAAAACATCAGAAACAACATCACTAATACAACCATGGGATAAGGAGACAAATATCCCACTATTACGTCGAGCAGCCAAACTCAGAACTGCTATTTCTTGGTTTGTTGAGCCGAATTCTAAACTTGCACAAAGCATCTTAAAAAACTTAGAGTCATTAACTGGGGAAGATTGGAGCGCTTGTCAGAGAGGCTTTAAACGGACTGGATCTGCCTTACACAGGTTCACGTGCTCACGTCAAAGTAATGGTGGTTTCAGTGCTACAGCACCAACTACTTTAACATGGATGATCTGTACGACAGATACTATGGAAAACATCAATGACAAAAATTATGATTTTATGTTTCAATCATTGATCATTTATTCACAAGTGACCACAGCAGTAGTTGCATTGGGATCAAAATTATCAAAAAATATTCATTATCACATATCTTGCAAAGAATGTCTAAGAGAAATAACTGAACCTTGGTTAGAGAGTGAATGGGTATTGCAGACTCCAAATGTAAGTCATCTTATAAGATCTTGGAGACCAGACCCTAATGCAAATTGGGGATTGGAAAAGATTCCACTCCCACTATTACATGGAGATTGGGAAAAGGTTCCTGAAATGGAGAAGTCCTACCATATAGGTCATATAATAGGATTTCTTTATATAGACATGCTATTGAGCCATTCTAAACATGTGGAAGATAGTTCATTATTTCCAATAGGAATAAGAGAAAAATTAAGCCCAAAGCCTTTTTTTGAAGGGCTCTTTATGGGGATTCAAAGGGCTTGTGCACTTCAATTGATTCATAGACGGAATTTAATTGAATTGAAAAAGCCTCGTATTGCCCAGTGGGGGCTCTCTTTTTATGCAATAGAATCAATATCCATGGCACCTGGTTTTCTGTCATTTGTAAGAGATGGGCCCCTCTATATTGACCTGATGATGTCCCCACACAAGCTACCATCTTCGTACCCGTTGAATAATATGGATTTAGGGTCTTTGGTAAGATCATATCTAAAGAAAATGTTAGTGGATTGGTTCACGGGGTTGTATAACCCAGATTTAAATAAAAAAATATGGTTATTTGCTGATCTTCAATCTCATGATGTTGCGGGCTCATCAGGGTTGAGTCTACTTTCATTAAAACTTGTAATGGAGAAAGGGAAAGGAAAAGATTTTCAAGATAAAGTAAGATCACTACAAGAGATGTATGTCAATATCAAAAATGATGGATGGAATTTACTTGATGTAGTTGAGGTAATTCGTAATATTTATACATGTGATCAAGAATTACGGCATGCAGTCAAATTTAACATACCAAAAGGTAATATTAGATTAAAACCTTTAATCTGGGGAAATGAGTGGAAAGGAAGTGTTCAAAAATATCAGGTACGGTATGACAATCTTAAAATTGATTTTCAAATACCTAAAGTACCTAGGAGATGCCATCCACTGGTGTCTGCATTGAGGGTTAATCAATTTGCAACTGGCGCCCACTATAAGATAAGATCAATTATCAATGATTTAAATTTAAAATGGCAATATGCCATATGCGGAGGTGATGGGTCAGGTGGTATTAGTTCATATTTGTGTAGATCTAATCCATATGGTAAAGTTCTATTTAACAGTCTGTTGATGATGGATGGGATTGACTTTAAAGGTAGTCATCCTAGCCCTCCATCTGCAATAACTGCATTAAGAGGAGATAAAGAAAGATGCATCAATCTAGACAATGTTTGGAAATATCCGAGTGACCTAGCAGATGAACAAACTTGGATCTATTTCAAAAATGTAGCAGAGGAATTAAAAATAAAATGGGATATGATCATTTTGGACATGGAAGTCGTTAATCATGAAATGATGTCAAAGATAGAAAATAATGTGAGGAAATGGGGAACTAGCATATTGGCTAAAAATGGCAGTATTATTTTCAAGACTTATATTGAAAGAATCATCAATTATGAAGGGATCCTAGATAAAATTGGACCAGAATTTTTAGAAGTTTTCTGTTGCCAAACTGAAGTTTCAAGCTCATACACTTCTGAAGTTTATGTAGTTTTTCATTATCTAACTTTAGATAAAGTTCCTTCATTATATCCAGATAAGGTGGATTTGTCTGCACAATTATCCAAAGCTTACTGCTATCAAAATCATAAGTCAGAGTTCAATCGGGCTTTGAAACTAAGTCGGGAGGATATGATGATAGGTGTCCCGAAGGAAATTCAATCAGACCTTATTGTTGACTACAGTACATTACTCACGATTCTTGGATTGGAATCTGGGTACTCTGTCTCAATCGCTAAATCTTGGACTCGTTATAAAAATCCTAATCATATTAATTACATAATTGGATGCACAATTTTGGTCATGGAATCAAATTATCCGACATCACATAGTATTAAGGAGGATGTCTTGGTTCCATCCAATACAAAAGTATTTAATATGTTATCAATCCTTATTGGGTTATGGTCATGGATTGCATTAAATACCGGTAATTTAGCACTATATTCTAAAACATACGACATGTTAAATGAATTTGTTTCAATTTACTTTTCAATCATACCAACTAAAAAACAAAATATAAAATATCCAACCTGGAGTCTTCACCCTCAAAAGGGGTCTCGAATGAAAAAATTGAGAGTTAACGATCAACAAAGTGTAATTGGACAATTATTAAGAATTTGGCAGAGAATGTTTCAAGGATTACCATGTTCTCCAGATAGTACGAAAATTGAGAAAATGATCCAGTTCTACAATAAAGGCCTACGAGCAAACCGGGTTCTAAAAAATACTAGCCTATTAGATTTTTTATTATATAGGGATTAAAGTGTGGACAATGAATGTGATGATCATTATGATGATAATTAAATAATCCTATAATCAACCATGTTCTATGAGTATTTAATCATACAATTATACGAGTATATTGTCACTTATATTATATAATGCAGATATGTGTATGAAACTTACACCAGAAAAAAAGGAGACTTAACTGATCATTGCTGTTTTATATGTCTGTTTGTTTGTCTCCGTGCAGATAT